CTCTGCACGCTTGGCGTATATTGGATGTTCGTCAATTGTACTGGCATATCTTACTGTAGCCATGATTGTTTCTCCTATTGTTATTCCTCAATATCAATGAACCCAAATGTGTGAACATCGACATGAAGATCAAAAACCTTTGTATCGCTTACAGTTTGTTCCGTAATCGTGACAGACTCGTCTTCGCTAACAATTTCAATATTGGATCCACCGCTTCCACCACCGCCACCTGCAAGTGGATTAACTCTATGCATGTAGATAGTAGCTTTTTCCAAACTAAAATAGCTAGGCATCTGCAGTGCAAGCTGAACGTACGGAGATTGCGGAATCATATCCCAAGAGACTTCAGTAAAGTTCTCAGGAATACTCTCGTCAAGCACGAAGTCATGGTGACCGCCTTCGCTGTCCGTAACGATACAGGAAGCATACTGATTGTGAAGGTCAGGTGTTGCAAACTTCATTGCAAGCGAGATATGATAGAGCTTTCCTTTTTCAACTACAAGACGACCCGAATTAGTTACAGAAATGTTGCCTTCTTCTACGTTCGAGAAGACTATAGCTCCGTTCTGGTCAGTAGTCGTTCCGGTGATTGTGCCATAAGTGTTATCGTCCTGCCTAACGGTAAGGTCAACGTTATTGCCGTCACGAACAATGATGATACTACCATCGGAGCTTGTAAAGGTTAGGTTAACACCTTCAGAATCGCTCACTCCGATATTTAAACGGCTGTATGCAAGAGAGCCAAAACGGTTATAGACGTAAATGTCATAGCGGTTAGTGTTGATACCAATAGCCACACACTGACCACCAGCTGTCAACGGAACTTTAAACGGATTTACATTTCCATCGAAATTCTGATAGGAAATGTACTTTTCGCTAGTTCCTGCGATGAAGATCTCAATATGTCCATTAGCTAAAGGCTGACCATTGAGATCTAAAAACTGTGCGTTCCACGGAACGATATGTCCGTAGAGAAGAGGATTGAGAGCCATTATGCCTCCTTGTATCAATTCTAAGTTGGGCTAAATAAAGGCATAGGGATATGCTCCCTATGCCGTTAAAGTTAGTCATGCTTGTCCATACATTCGTACGAAATTGCCATGTGCATATGGTAATCAGTAAACGAAGGCATGTTGTTAAAGCTGAACGACAGCGAACCCTTGAAGAAGTTAGGAGTGTTCGGCATAGCAGTTGTCATGGTCGGATGCTCAGGATCTGGCCAATATGGCATAATGCCAAACGTGTACCCATCAATGAAATAAGCACCAAGCTGTGCGTCATGATACTTATTATACTTGTATTCGTCATGAGTTCCTGCAAGCTCAAGCTGTTCAGGCCACGTAGTGAGCTTGGCATTAATCTGGAACCTGTCAATGCCGATTCTGAACATTTGAACTTGGTCAAACAACGGTTGGTAGTACCATGGGAAGATATACCCACTAGGTGTACCGTTCTCGTCGTCGTCACTTCCGCCAAGAACCTGCTGTGAAAGCTCGTAAGGCTCTGTAGAAGGTGACAAAGTACCGCCACCAGTTATCACTCTGTGCTTAATCGTATATTCATGCACAACTGGCTTAGTTACATAAGGCAAGAACGTTCCACTATTTCCTGAATACGTGTAAGTGTGGTGCGAGTCAATCGGATCAAGATTTGTTCTATCAAGACCGATAGGCACCTGACTGTTACCAATATTGTTGGAAATCGTAGCGTTGATGACCGTATTAGCCGTATCACCTGCAAGGTTCAAAGTAGCATTGACTGTGTTACCTGTAAAGATCAAGTTAATCGTAGCAGCGTTGTGCTGAGCAATATTTGCATTGATCGTGCAGTACTTGACAGTCAAATCACCTTGAACTCCGATAGCGTTATCTATCGTACACTGTTCAAAGAAGGCTGTGCCCCATACTCCAAGAGGATTACCTGCAAAGTTACAACGCCTTGCGATAATGCCAATCACAGCAGGAGTCGTGCCACCCATGTAGATAGCCGAGTCAGTGCAGAAGACAGAAGGCAGAGTTGCCGGAGCCGGATCTGGGAATATCAGGTTTCCTGTAAACTTGCTTACGTTCAGTACCGTTGCATCATTGTTCGACAGATAGATTGTTCCGTTGAAGTTACTGATGTTAATAGTGCCAGGCAGTAAAGCAGCTGTAATGGATTGACCCATCAAGTCGCCATAATCGGTTTCACCTTGCAGATTCTTCCAGAGGATATAGGTATTCGCATCCTTCACATTTACGAGCAAGATCTTATTGTCATGGAGCTCACTTACTGTAGACGTCTCACCAATCTGATGGTCAGTGACAAACCCACAGCTGAAGAATTGCACGTTAGACGTATAGATCTTCCTACCACCAGTGACTTCACAGTTCGTGAAGCGGAGTGTCATGTCGCTGATATCCTTGACGATTTCAGCCTTGCAGTTCATCACATGGAAGGTGGTATTGTTGAACTTGTCAATCAACATGTTCTTGATAGTGCCTTGCCATGCAGTCCACTCTGGTCCAGCCCATGACGATCTGACTGTCGGACAGTTCACAGTGATAAAGCCATAAGCTCCACCACCATAGAAGAGAGCAACATCACCAAAGAAATCAATCTGGTCACAGGTGAGAGTGCTAGATGTACCCGGCTTACCATAGAGTCTTACTCCGTCATCGATAATCAGTCTTGCTTGCAGAGTGTGATTGGAGCCTTCGAGATAGTAGTATCCGTTGTTCTCGTACACTTGCGGCATATAGACATCTAGACCGTGAGCATTAGCGTACTCAAAGCACCAGCGGAGCTGAGAGTTGTACGAGGTGATATTGTTATCATCTTCAGACGGGAATACACCAAAGACACGACAGTCAAGTACGTGATATGGAATAAGCACCCAGTACTCATCAGTCGTTCCTGCAACCTGAATTACACTACCACCATCTTCATGCAAGGTAGCATCAGACACTTTCTTGTAGTGAACAGGTGGCATATCGCCTTGAGTATAGTAACCAAGAAGCTTTACATAGGAGATTTCCGAAGCATCAAGCTGGCGTAATGCAGTCATGTTGGCAGCATTAGGCACATTCACCAACGGAACTACCTCTTCTTCAGGCACGTATTGGTTCTTAAGCACATCGAACGTAAACTGTTCAACCCATGCAGACAGGTTATCTTCATCATCGCTCATGTTTGCTTGACCAATGTATTTCTCAACTAAAACAGTAACGTCTTCATTCTGAAGGAACACTTGCTGTTCAGTCTTACCATTAGCACCAGTATGCATTGGGTTAGACAAAGGAGTGCCATCTTCTGCATAGATATTTACTTTATCAGTCGTATGCAAGGCGAAGAAGGTCAACCGACCGAGAAGCGGTTGACCCTCGTTATCACGATACACAGACCAATTATCAAGGTTGCGTAAGATAACTGACATTATAGACCTGCCTTTTTGCCAGAAGGTTTTTGTTGATTCTTGGCATTCATATACAAATTGTAGGCTTCCCACATTTCGAGATCGGTTTCTCTAGGCTTGAATCTTGCATCCCATTGTCTAGTGATAGTAGGATCTGCCAAGATGTCACGAATATTCTTAGGTGTTCCGCCAGTAATTTCGTTAATGTCCTCTGCTACTGTTGGTGTAATATATCTATTTCCGTATGATTCTCTACCAGATTTATTTGTAAGTAAATTGAGACCTGAAGCCATACCAAGATTTGCTTTAATATCACGTCCACGGACTCTCTTCATAAATTCTGGATCATTCATGAATTCCATTACCTTCAAATCGAACTCAGTAGGACGTGCAGGATAGCCGAAGTCACCTTTCAGTGCCTTAGTATCCAACATGCTCTTATAACGCAAGCTCATAGCAGAATTCTTCGGCTTTGTGATTCCTAACGGAATGTTGAACGAAGGATTACGCTTATTAAGCTGGTCTACTCTCTTGTTATCTTTATGAACGTAAGCAAGTTCACCACGAGTGTCTAGACCATACTTCTTTGCGTTATCTTTAAGAAGTGTAGTTGGCATAAGCGTGCCAGGATTTTCTTTATCAAAGATATTCAAAATAGTGCTACCAAGTTCCGGATTAACATCTTGCACAATGTACTGAGCTTCAAGCATGTCATCACGCTTTCTGTTCAGTTCTGCATTTGCTGGATCATTCAGGAAGGCATAATAGACGTCTAGCTGCTTTTCAGACATCGCTTTTCGTTCTTTCTTACCTACCTTGTCAAGATCCTTAAGAATATCATGCATGATAGCTTCATCAGTCTCATCTCTAAGTCTCTGACCGCCAAACGCTGTGTTACCACCAACAACTTGACGTCTGTCAAGATATTCAAGATACGGATCGTTTGTAAGCAAATCCATAACCTTTTGAGTTACGTTTCGTTCGCCAGTAGGTCTGGCTTGCCTTGACGCAATACCAGCAAGCATATAAGGCGTTCCAACGTTAATACCAGAGCCTAATGCAACTCGACCAACATTGAAATTAGCTCTATTCGGGTTTTCGGTTTCGTCATAGGATAATGCATCAGCTGTTTCTTCGGCAAGAGGAGGAACGACAGCTTGTGCCGTGTTCACAATGGCTTTACGAACACCCGGACCAAGAGTCTTTGAAGCCAAGCCAGCCACTCTACCTACAGGAGCTGCTTGAACCAGATTGGCACCTACATCAAGACCATAGTCTTTAAGTGACGGATCTTTTCCAAGCTTAATAGCTTCTTTAGTACGAGGGCTGAATAAACCCATATAAGCACTTCCAAGCCATTTAGGAAGACCTGAGAGTCCTACTTTACCGGACTCAACATCACGACCTTCAGCAACCATCTCCCTATCACGATTTTCTTGTAAATCTCTAAGAGAGCCTAAAGCTGTCTTGAAATCGACACCTGCCGAATCCAAAGCATTTTTCATCTTCTTTGCATCAATCTTAGACCAATGCTTATCTGAATCCCATTTGAGCAAGTCTTCAGGCTCGGCTCCGAGAGCCTTAGCGATCACTTCGGGAGTGATACGCTGAGGCATTACGGGCTGTTCTTCACCAAGGATAGCACCAGTACTTCTAAGAGGAGCAGGTGCTATGCTAATCTTGCCAGAGCTCAATGCATCCTGAACAAGCTTTCCAAGCTCTGTGCCTTCAAGCGTCTTGTAGTAATTATCACTAAGATACTGAAGGGCAAGAGAATCGGCTGCATCTTGGAGAGCTGCGTCTTCGTATAAGCTTAGTACAGTGTCATATAAACCTTGATATTCTTCATCTTTGAACTTGTCCTTAGCTCCGGCAATAGCCTTAAGAATCTTATCATTAAACTGTACAGCCATCACTTACCTCCATATTTCTTTCTGTTGATTGTAACTTTTTTGTCTCCACCAACTGTGTAAGTAAGGTATTTCTCTATCCCAGGATTAAGCGTCCACATAGCCGCAATTCGGCCAGCTGGAGTGTTTTTAACAAGATTATAATACTTCTCTTGTTCAGCTTCCCATTCTTTCTTATTCTTAGCATAAGCTGCAATAATCTTCTCAAGCCTAGCCTTTTCGCCAGCAACACCGAGTTCTTGTTCGGTGAAACCTGCGTTAAGTGCATCATTCAGAAGCTTGAGCTTTTCGTTAGCACCCTTAGCGTTATTGAAGTTGATCTGCCATCCTACTACAGTACCGCCAAAGTTCTTGAGATAAGCTCCTTTATCGCCAGATGTACCGCTTGTTGGAGACGGAGATGACTTAGCGACAGTAGATCCTTCAATGTTAAGGATTTCCTTAAGCTCATCAGTCTTCTTAGCCTTACGAGCGGCATGTCTAAGGTTCAACTCAGCACGCTTGAGCTCACGCTGAAGCTTAACATCATCAGGAGCATTTTCGCTTTCTTCCTTAGCCACGTAATAGATTTGCTTAAGAAGATCATATTGGTCTTCAAGGTCTCTAAGACGGGCATCATCAGAAGCTTCCTTGGACTCCTTAGCCAGCTTTTCAGTAGATTCTCTCTGCTTACGATTTTCCTGAGCCTGCCAGTAACGCTGTTCTTCATCAGACTTACGTTTGACTTCGATATCACGGATGTTCTTCATGCCGCTATCGTCACCCTTGTAAATCCAGTTGTACTTAGCTTCTTCCCAAAGCGGATCCTTAGTAAGATTGCGAGCCTTCAGCGTTTCCTGCCACGAGATTTCGCTCATGAGCTTATGGATTTCTGCAACGATATCGTCACGTCTAGCAAGCAACTGTTGGTATCTTTCGTTGCTTCTAGGATCACCTTCGCCTCTAGTAGACATGAAACTTCCGAAAGCGTCTTGGGCTTGTTCGGTTCCGATAGCACTAGATCCTTCATCCCACTTGGTTGCTGCATATTGCTTTGGCGGATTATCAATGGGATTAGAGTTGCTAAAGGGATATCCCGTTTGAAACGTAGAATCTTGCTGTCTAGCAATTTCCAACGGCTGAATGTTGCCGATAGTAGAATTGAACATTGCAGAATTCTTACGGTTGTGTTCATTATGGAGGTCATTATCAGACATAGACTTGCTATATCTGAGACCTGCTAACATACCCGGAGTGATAGTAGCCATTAGAAACCTCCCAAGGCTTTAGAACCAATTTTGTATTTGCTTGCACGTTCAGGAGACACGCTGAAGTCAACAATCTCAGACGGCACGTAACCACTCATCTGGTTACTTGCAGCTCTGCCAAGAGCGTCTGAGCCACTAACGGTTGTCGTTTCAGCTTCCTTATAGTCAGGAACGTCATTAGTCATCTGGTCAGCTTGCTTGAGCTGTTCGAGCTCGTGATTGACCTTCATCAATTCAGCTTTGAGCTCTTCAACTCTGGCTCTAAGACCTTTGACGTATTCATCACCTTTGTAGTCAAGCATATCAGCACGCTTTTGAACGGCCTTTGCATCAGTAATGCCCTTGGTAAGTCCTTCGACTCCTTTGAGCATGAGCTCACGGTTCTTGTCATCTTCATTGCGAAGACGCTGAGTAACTGTAAGCATAGGAGAGATAATGTCAATAGCACTTCTCTCGTAATTAGGACCAACTAAAGCCATAATCCCTCCTTAGATTCCTGCCATAGTGATTTGAGTCTGAGTGTTAACCCTATCTTTTTCAAGGTTAGCAAGATTTTGTACCTTTTGACTCTGCCAATTCAAAGCGTCTTCGCCAAGGCTTCTTTGCTGATCGATAGCCCATTGATCATTAGTAAGCAAAGTGTTAAGACGATTCTGCATATTACTAAGATAGTCAGACCATTCGTTGTAAGACTGAGAGCGATCCGATTGATATGCACTCAAAGCTGTATTGTAGATATCGTTATACTCTCTAGCGGTATTTTCAGCAATAGCCTTAGCTGCACCTGTAGAACGTCCAAGTCCTGCACCTGCGGCACTATGCTGAACCTTTGCGTTACTGATATCAATAACGTTACCCATATACGGATTCAAGAAGTCTTCAACATCCTTGTCGTACGAGAACTTATATGAATCAGGATCGGATAGACCTGCTTCTTTAAAGCGATCTGCAACTGTGTCATCCCAATTACGGATTTTCTGAGCTGCTTCAATAGCGTCTTGCTGAGTTCCACCCGGCTGGTAATTCTCATAGAACGAGTCATACATAGACTTGATCTTGTCATAACTCGCATTAGTGTCCCGTGACAACTGTCTCAAGGCTTCTTGTCTTCGTTCTTCGTTATCGTCTTCGGCAATGGATTGGAAAATACCTGCAACGAGACCAATACCGCCACCAATAGCGGCTCCCCAAGGACCAAAGGCTGCACCAGTAGCCGCACCAGTACCAGCACCGCTAACTAAATTACTGCCCCAATTAGCTCCTGCCATTTTGTACCTCACTTATGGTAAATACAGCTCTGCACTGTTCACCACTGTTCAAAGTCATATTGATTCCGTCTGTAATTAGCACATTCCTTGAGCCAGACTCACTCAGGATTTCCAAATAAAACGGCTCGTGAGTAGGCAAATCCATCTTCACGACCGTTTCTTCATTGACGATGACACTATTAAGGATAGCGTGACTACGAACGATAGTAAGCTTAATCACAGCTTCCCATCTTCGTTGCCACATACCCTTTAAAGCATCACCTAGAATATGGGGATCTAAACAATTGAAATCCCCAATCTTAACGCTATTGTAAGCTGTAGCTTTACTAGGCATATCTCCTCCTAGAAGATGTTACAGGTGAAATATATCTATTTCCTCTAGTTAAACATCTTTCAGCTTTGTCATACCAGCCCCATTTTCCGTTTCTCTTAAGATAGCATAGACCTTGTTCTCGTTTGGAAGCCCTAAGAGCTTTTCCTCGATTTAAGTCATTAGCTTTCTTAATAGAAGGATCAAGCTTATGATGTTCTTTATTCTGGTTTTGTAATTCTATAGAAGCCCATCGTAAATTACTAAGTGCATTGTTAGATCTATTTCTGTCTATATGGTCAACCGTTGGAAGGTTATTAGGATTGTCTATAAAAGCCATAGCTAAAATCTGGTGCAATCCAATATTCTTTCCTTGTATCGACAGCCTTACATAGCCATCAGAATCTACATATGCCTTGTGAAGTACGAATTTTCTCCAAACTGAGTGATACGTATAGACTCTTCCGTCCGAGTGAACAAAACAATCTATACGATCATTCTTTATATGCCTTAAAGTAATCATAGCATTGACGTGACCTCACCTTGAATCTTTGCTCCGATGATAGAGAAATCCCAAGGATCGCTAGAGCTAAATTCTAGCATAAGGATGCTGCCCATTCCAAGCTTCCACCACTCAGTGAGCCACTCGTATCTGCCTATTTCGCCAACAGTTCCGATTTCTTGGTCATACCATGTAGATCCATCCCAGCTGTATCTAAGCGTTACTCTAGGATTCATGCCTACAGACGGCACCTGACCATTGTTCAGAATCAGCTTAACATTATCGCAATAGAACGGACTCCAACCATCAATGATCGCTCCGCTGACTCTACGTCTAACGATTCTAAGGTCATCATACTCTGTCCACTTGTTAGAGTCAAGGCAGATGAGCTTGTTGTCGTTGATAGTGCCAAACATGATATGGTTATATGCCAAGGTAGCATACTGCGGTCTCCACATCCCTTCATTGTTCGGCATAGACGTATCAAAGCTAGCTCTAATGCTCCATTTGCCTTCAGTCACGTCATAGACAAATGTACGCTTTCCATTCCTAAAGCTTAGAGCGTAAAACACATGCTTAGCTTCCTGCCAAACTTGAGCTACAGCATCTTCAGGGTTAGGCATAGAGTCGATTTCACGCTCGATATCGTTAGTGCTGATTCGTGTCGGAGTAGCACCTTGCATCATCCAAATGCCATTCTGCCCAACATCCGAAGAGCCGAACCAGAATACACTTTGTCCGAGAGCTGCAACACTTCTGTAAGCACGGATACCAATAGCACCTGCTGCTGTGTCAGGGCTCTGGAACGGATAGTTTATATCGTCATGATAGCTAAAGACTTGGAAGCTCCTATCACCAAAGGTATACAGGAAACTACCTGCCGGAATCATGGCTCTAGTCGTATCCGTAGACCATTCAGAGTAGACTGCAAAGCCTTTGATATTGCCTTTCTTAGTCGTTTCAATCTGAATCTCTTCGCCCTGACTGTTCTTAGTAGTTTCCGTGTACGTATGGTCATAAAGCATGAAGATGTCATCGCCATAGATGTCTTCTTCGAACGGATACTGGCAACTCAGATAAAACGCATCGCTGCCTTGATCCAATACAGCCAAGTAGCCATAGAGATATGCAAGATGAGAAGGTCTAATGAGAGCTTCAGTGCTTCCACTCTTTTGAGGAAGGGCTATAGCTTTATAGTCTAATGCTTGCTGTACAGGAGTCAAGGTCGTATCAACTGCAAAGAGCTGAGCACCGTCTGCCACCATCAAGTGAGGATGGGCATCGCCATAACCACCTGTTTCACACATAGATACAGGCTCGCTAAGACCATTACTCACTGTGCCAATCTGGTGATACACAAAATTGTGATTAATTTCCAAGATCAAATACAGGTGGGCACCGAAGACTGCGTAAAGCACAGGAGAACCACTTCTACCTCTCGAAGCACGATAAAGACCTCTACAATGCTTTTCGGGCATTGTAGCGATCAACTTAGTGCCTTGAATACTTCTCAAGATATCTGTAGAGCTAGACTGACCACCATCCTGATGCTCTGGATAGAGATTTACTGATACTGCTTTACAGACTTTAGCGATATTGCTGTCTTGAGAGCCACCAACTACAGAGTCGATGATTCTTTGTTTAGCCATAAAGTCTCCTTAGCGTGGAAAGATGAAAGCTCCAGACGATAAGACAGAAACGTCCGTCAAAGCTTCATTCTGCCCTGCTTCACGAATGATCATCTTGGAAGCTCTAGTCGGAGTCTTAATGCTGTTTTCGATTTCCGTAAGAGTATCCTTAAGTCTTTGAGTGTGAGTCGGATCCAGTCTTGGGAATTCTACTGCGAGCTTATATGTCAATGCCACAGTAAACAGCTCTTCGTAAATGTCAGGAATCTTCAGCTTGGAATTCAAATCAAGACTGTATGCCACGTTATACACAAGGCGGATATCCTGATGTCTGTAGAGAACCTGCGGCTTTATCTTAAATTCAAGCTTACGGTCGCTAATAAACTGCCATGTATACACAAGAGTGCCATAGCCAGCGTTATAGAAATCTTCCAAGGAAACATAGTTCAACGGAAGTTCCTGCATACGGTCATTCGTAACTAAATACGCTTCCGTAACGTTAGCAATATTCTCACAAATGCAGTCTACATAATCACCATCAATCTCTGGGTCAACTGTGCCAATGAGCGTAGACGTCTTAAGCTGAGAGGAGTCAACCACCTTAGCAATAGCACCGTTCAAGTGTTGCATAGCTTCTTCTACACTAGAGTAATTGGTAGCTTCCCAAACATACGCATAAGGACCATTTTGAACGATCTTATACACATGAGTGCCGCCTCTATCCCATCCTTCACAGCCCATTTCAAAGCGTTCTGCATTGGCTTCAGGAAGCACTCCAGTCTGTCCGTTATCGATAAACCAGAAGTTGACACCTTCCTTATACCCATTGCCAAGAATGTACTGAGGAGTCTGAATGCAGTCAGCTGGAATTATGACTTCTCTACGCAAAAACTGCAAAAGATTATGCTTGCTGTAGTCACTAGCAATTCCCTTAAGCAATTTGAAGGCAGATTCAACCATCTGTCCCGGAGCTTCCTGTCTGCGGTTGACAAGATTTGCTCTTGCAAGGGCTTCTGTAATTACATCTCTAACGGTAAACATCTTACCTCCATTAATATATACGTAACAATGAGAAGTTAAAATAGCTCCTATCCCAATCGAGATAGGAGTTATTATTAACCAAAGAAGAGGTTAGGCAATCTTGACCATGAAGTTAGACACGCCGCGACCTTCAATGACACCGAACATAGCCACGATATCCCAACGAGTCGTGTTGGTCATATCGTTCAGGTTAATGACACGGTTTTCATGAACGGTGATACCTTCAACCTTACCCTGCTTGGATTCAGAGTTGGAAGCATCGAGCTTGTCGAGCGTGCAGAATTCATAGGTACCATCAAGACGCACCTGACCGCAAGCGTACTTACCAGCTGCCGGAATGGTCACAGCGAGGTTCTTGAATGCCTTTTCGTCAGCGAAGGAAGTATTGTCTTCCTTAACGATGGCACGAGCACCACCCTTAGCGAGGAGCTTGTTGAAAGCAGTAACATCTGCTGCAACACCATCAATCTGAACGCCAACTGCGGTCGTACCTGCAAGGGTAGCATCAGCGGTTGCGATAAAGGCAAACGGTTCTGCAGTAGCATCACCGAGCAAGTCAGCAGCAAATGCACCGTCAACAAAGATCGGAGTACCCTTCTTAATGACCTTGCCAGAGTCGCTAGCGTCAGAGACGAGCTTAAGCACAAGGTGACCATCAACAACTGCAATCACGCTGTTATCGTTATAGGTCTTGAGGGATGCCGGAACTGCGATTTCAGGAACCGAGACAATCGGCATGAAACGCTGACCACGATATTCAACATTGTGGAATTCACCAAGGAGACCCTGCTTGTAGAAGGAGTCCGGAGAGCCAACCGGGTTGAACTGCTGACCGTTAGAGGTAAGGATAGCCTGAATCTTCGGATCCACGAAGCCATACATCTTTTCGCTAGAGATAGAGGAGAGGTGAGCTGCAACTTCGGCAAGCGGCTGGAAACCACTACCAACGATGACAGTATTTGCCTTCGGGAAAGCTTCACCAACAGCCTTGCGAACCACATAGTTAGCAATCTTGCCACCATTCGGTTCAGCAACTTCCTTATCCCAATTCATGTCCGTAACGGATTCAATGGAGTTGGTCTTAACGGCAGCATGGAAGTCCGTGAGAGACATCTTGACTTCACGTTCAACAATCGTCTGCTTTTCGTTAGTAGCATCGAGAGAAAGACCTTCGCCAACGTCCACAGCGTCACGAATCACAAAGGTGTATTCCTGACCATTGCGTTTGCCAACCATCTGGTCTTTGAAGTGTTCCTTAGCACCGACAGTCACGAAGCCAGCGGCAACGAGAAAACGAAGAGCAACAAGCTCGGTGAGCTTGTTAGTAATAATAGAATTCGGCATTGTAAAACCTACGAATGAGTAGCCAAGTAATTACGCCAATAGTTAGAGTCACGCACAGGATTAGGATCTTTGCCTGCTCCTGCCTGTGTCTGAGAACCAGTTGACGGTAACTTCTTAGCAGGTGAGTTTGTAGCTTGCTGAGTATTTCGAGGGTTCTTTACGCTTCTCAGTCTGCGGTCCATAGCAATACGGTTTTCAATACTCCTGAGTTCCACAACCTTATTGAGAGGATTCTTAATCGAAACCACTCGCTTAAGGACATCTGGATTCGTCATAAGCACCTGAACCATTAACGGAGACAATTCGCTGTCATCCAAGTAGCTCAGAATTGTATTCTGCGGATCATATTGACTTAAGAAGTTCACGAACTTTTCTCTACCATTCTCAAGCAAACGGAGATAGTGAGATTTCGAGTTTTCATCATCAAAGCAAGAGTCTACTCGTTGCTGATGAATCTGTTCAGCCTCAGCTTCTTCCTGCTCGTTAATAGCATTTTGACGCTGTTCTTCAAGACCTTCAAGCTTTGTCTTAAGCGTATTCTTAGCCATTTTGAAATCAAGACGCTTATCTTCATCTTCAATCTTAGAAGTGTCGACAGAGTTTGCTTTCATAAGCTGTGCCTTAAGGTCATCGATCTGAGACTGCATAGCACCAATCTTAGCTTTAAACTTTTCCTTTTGACGGATAAAGGCTTTATTGGCTTTATACTTCTCAACATAGTCCTTAGAAGCATTAGGATACGGTAGCTTTTCCTCTTTGGGCTTGTGCTGCTTATCTTTAGGCTTGTCAGTCTCTACTGGCTGATTAGGATTTCCCTTATCATCAGGCTTACCATCTTCAGATACGGTTGCAGTCCTTTCTTCAGGCGGCTTGTCATCAGAGTTTGGGGTCTCCAACTGCGTGTCCGTATTGGACTCTTCACTACCTGCTTCACCGTTGGAGCTATGATCGGCAGGAGGGATGTTGGTATCTTCAGATGAAGGTTGCGAGATTTCATTGATGGAGATACTGCCATCCAAGTACTTCTTAGCTTCTTCGCTAGTCATACATACCTCTATATTTTAAGACCACGAGTAGGTCATTGTGTAATCATTGTTTAGTTAGTAAATGCATATCACTTTTTCAAAAGCTTTACGATTTCACCTAAAGCCTTAAGGCCCAGAGGTGTTACGCTACTGCCAAGAGTGCTAGCCACATTCGGAGCTGCTCCAAGACCTTTCATAAGAGTCCTGCCAGTTTTTGCTGTAGCACCAGGAATATGCATTTGAGCAGGACCACTAAGATTACCGCTTCGAGGATCAACCACGACAGGAATCTTTGAGTGACCGAGCTTCACAAATTTGTTATACGCTGCTCCAATAGAGTTAGCGTTAAGAATATCACCAGCCTGATCTGCAGTAAGCGGATAGCTGTATGACCTTCCATTCTTCATCGTAAATGTCACTAAGCCTAGAGCCGGAGATACATCCATTGCCTGAACAAACGAAGAAGACGGAGTGCTTCCACCGTAACGTGGAGCACTATCCGTATCCCAGTAACGAGGAGAAGCCTTTTCTTCAGCCTCTCCCATTTGTTTAGCAATCTCAGGCGGAATCCCAGGAATAGCCATATACTTGTTCAACAGTGCCTGATGTTCCTGCGGAGTCTGCTTGTAGTTAGTCTCTCCATACTTTTCAGCTGTGCCACCGATACCACTCTTACGCCTAGAACTTGCGTTCATGTTCGGACTAGGACTTTGTAACGCTATTGAGAAACGTGGCATGACTAGATTCCTCCCATAGAGTTGATATCACGTTCAATGCTTTCGGCAATCCGATTCTGTTCCTTCTGAGCGTCCAGAGCAACCTTTTCGCCTTCCAGTACAGCCTTCTGAGATTCTGCCTTAGCCTTATCGTCAATAGACTTACCATCAAGCATGAGAGATGCTTCCTTAAGACGGACATCATCTTGGTGCTGAATGATAAACTTCTGCCAGTCAAGGTCACGCTGAGCCTTCATATTAGTAAGCTGCAGAGTCAGGTTATCGATTTGCTTCTGCTGTTCCATAGATTGCTGTTTAGCCATCTGGAGTTGCTGCATAGTTACATCGAGAGTCTGCTTCATGCCGTTCATAATGTGGACAGCGTTCGGATCCATATCCGTATCAGAAACGATCTTGATGTTCGGATCCATATTGGCAAGAATGTCTTTAGCCATATTCTCACCAACTTCATCATCAAACGTCTTGCTCATGTGATAAGCGATCACAGGCTTCATGTTATCCGGCATCAACGTAGAGAGAAGGCTAAGCTCCTGTCTCTTCTTGCTGTTCTTAGTGATAACGTCAGGACCATTCTGTAACGAGAATACTGCATTTTCACACCATGAAGCATCACCGCTAAATAGCCCAAGCAAGATTCTGCCCAATGTTCTGATAGCCATATATGCAGAGCTATAGAAGCAGCTTACGTTAGACTGAGAATTCGTTTGCTGTACAAGAACCTGAGTAGCTGTCTGTTCAGTGAAGTTAACTCCATTAACACCAGTAAGCGGAATGCCAAGCACACTCGACATAATCTCAAGGCTCTTTTCAACCGTGCTAGCCAAATCAGCTGTCTCAAAGCCTTCCTTAATCGGAGTCGGAGGAACCTGACCGTTATACAGATAAAGCAAAGACTGCTTCTTACCAGCAATCTGATAGTACTTCTCAAGCCCTTCAATAGCACCAACAGGCATAAGGAAATTACCCTTAGGGCTTCTGTTCATGCGTTCAAGAAGCGTACTGTAACCGATATTCGCACCCAGCTGCAAACCATAAGTCTTTCTGACTACACCGAGATAGTCCTTCTTACGAGATGCGTCAATGACCTTATAACCAGTCATACGGATAATCGGAATGATCGTATACGGCATCACCTTCTGCGTAATGACCTTATTGCCGCACAGCTTAGAGAAGACCACATTACCACTTTCATCCTTAAAGTAGAAATTGATAACGGGGATAGTTGTTTCAGTAGCCTTCCAATTTCCACAGTTTGCAGTCATCGGCAGAGTCTTCGGAAAGTCCATTCCAACGATGTCATTACCATAAAGCCTCTTGGCCTTATTGATATTGACAAAGTTAACGATAGCACCCATTTCAGCATCATCACCGTTTCTGCTCTGAATGCATGGATCCAAGGCTACACAGGTCGGGTCATCGATCAACTCTAGACACACTTCCTGCTCATCTTCGCTCTTATCAATAATGCTGACGGTCGCAAAGCCCTGACCAGTGATAGCGGTATTCGCAAGCCACTCGTTAATCTTATTCTTAGTATCTTCGTTAGCTTCAAAGTCGTCAATGCTTTCCTGCACCGCTTTGCTAACTTCATCATCCTGCTTTTCGAGCTGAATGTGATAAGGACTAGCTGTATACGGGCTAGAGATAGCGTTAACAAACAGGCTCCAAAGATTCCAAGTTATGTGCGGACGATCCTGACGCTCATATTCTTCTATCAGTGTATTGTCCCAAAATGTATCATCGCTATACCTAGCGATATCATTAGACATACGTGTTTGCTGTGTCCCATAGAACGAATGACTATCGTTCAAGAACTTTGAAGCTTTCTCAAGCAGTTCGTTGTTATCCATATTGTCCTCTAATGAGTCCAACCATTTGCAGCCATAACCTTAGCAGCAACTTCGGCAGCACTCGTTCCAGTTTGATGTAACATTGCATGTATAGCCAACACAAGACTGTCAGCTCTATCCGGGCTTCGACCAATCGTCTTACGAATATCCTCCTTAGGGATAATCTGCAATTTGCCACGCTCGTTTACAAATACCTGCGTATTTCTTAGCTCTTCAACTAACTCAGGATATGCATCAACATCCACGTAGAACCCATCCTTGATCAGCTGAGCCGCTTCACAATACATTTCGCTACGTACGTTCATATACATATCCTTGCTAGGGGCTTGAGCAAAGTTCACGGCTTCAATCCGAACCCTAGGATTGTGCTTCACATTGTCGTAAACACCGATACCCAAGCCCCCAGCGTCCATCGCACCATTCCTGATATCGTCTTGGTCGTACGCATCCAAAATCAGGTTCTTCTGTGCGATGGTATCAATCTGCATCAACGTCTTAATCTCAAGTAATCCTGTCTCGTTAATCTTTGCAGTAGCCGTAAGGTCACGACCAGATCCTGCCAAGTCATTTCCAAAGTAACAAGGACGTACGAGCTTACTAAACCTTGTATTCTCTAACTTGGCAAAGTCGCTATACCTCAAGATGGCATTCAGGTAGTCAGAAGCAATATCTTCACCAAGCACCTGCATCTTATACAGCTCAGAGCCAATGCCATAACGATCCTCAAGTTCATGAATGTAATCAGCACTCACAAACGGATTGCTATATAGCGTAGCTCTAATGACGCACTCAGGATAACGCTTCTTCAGGTTATTCCACCATTGAGCACTCATCTCCATGTACGGAGAGCTAATCAACCGCTTTCTAGGCTTATCAATTCCTTCACCACGGAGACGGTCAGAGAGGTTGTTATAAAATTCTTCACAGCATCGTGCAGCTTCATCAATCACCAATCCGTAGATGTTCGATAGACCCAAGACATCTTTAGGAGCTTCATTGGAATACCCAAAGGTAATCCCACTCCCTACTCTAATGGTCTTGTCTTGCTTATTGATATCGCTTCTAAACCCAAGCTTAAACGCAAGCTCTTCAACAGTAGCAAAGAGCGTCTTCATCAACGCTCCATGTGTCAAGGCTCCTGCCACCATCCTCCTGCCTTTCAGCATATTGATAAGCAGCCACAGAGCACAAATATACGTCTTACCAGCACCCACAGAACACTGCATGATAACCAAAGGATCATCAAACCTCTGCATGAACTGTGTTTGCGGTACAGAAAGGTTAACGTCCAGATCCATGAGGTTCCTCTACTTGACCTTGAAGAGTCTTAAAGTTAAAGTTGATGGTCGCATCAACCTTCTCTTCAGCCTTGACATCAGCCTTGACACTGAGCTGTTGCTGTGTACTCCAATTTGCTCTAAATCGTCTAGCCAATACTTCTAGGAAAGCTTGACCCGGCTTATGTCCTACTTCAAGGTACATAGTCGCAAGGGCGGTTTCGATCTTGGCGTAATAGCCTTCAGCCCATTCTTCAAATTCAAGAAGAGTGTTAAGTACCTCTGGATCGGTACATCTATTTGCTACGTTAGACTTCCAATCTCCCCATTCAGACCGTACCTCAATTCCATTCGGCAGATAGTCTTTAAGAGCCTTTAACAGAGCTCTAGGAGAGTATTGAGTCTTAGTAGTTTGATTATTTACTTCAGGATTCTTATTTCTGACGATGATCATCATCGTCATCTGCTCGACCTGCATCCCAGTAAGCTTGCGTTCACCGCAAAGTCCGGGCTGTGCTGGCCATAAGTGAGATACACATGCAACACTCCGTCTTGAAATGCAAGGCTCTGGCATGTGCTTCATAATGTACTTCAGGCTCAAGATGGTCTTTCGTCTGCGTTTAGCATTAAGAGCGTCAGCATGAGCTGAAGCACCTAAATTCTTAGGATGTTCTTTTCTAGGAGTAGTCATTGTGTACCTCATTTATAGATTGAGTGATCTATTTAAATTTCTGCAAAAAGCTAAGATCAGACTTAGCCTTAAGCTTGTCTAGCACTTCTTGCATCATCACCGTAAGCTTATCCAATCTGTCGCTCAAATCTTTATAAGCAATCTCAGGATTAAACTTCGGCTGTTCATTCGCTTGCTTTTCTGCTTCTCGTTTAGCCTTAGCTGCAGCTTGAGCTTTCTGTAAGGCTTCTGCTTGTTTAGTCGTCATCGCCATAGGTTTCTTCCATCTGGTGTTCTTCTCGTGGTTCATCCGGAGACTTGAAGTCTTCTTCTTCATTGAGCAAGGAGTCTTCACCGTTTTCCAAACTAAAAACAGCTTGCTGGACTTCCTTGATTTCTGATTCTTCGAACTTGTACTTTTCAGCGAGCTTGTTGATGATATCGAGCAATTTCTGCATAATAACCTCTCTGTGATATTGCTATAACAATCTTAAGTTGTGCAATCCCCCTAAATTCTGAACCCTGAATAAACTAAAAATTGAAAATAAAGGAGACAATATTATGTATAATGGAGGCCATAAGGATATCATCCTCAGCAAGAGTCAGCCAGATCCGGGTTACGTCTATTTCGATTGGCCAGATAGAGTTAGAGTCGAGAAAGCCACGGGGCAGATCCAATTCTTCAAGAGCAAAAAGTGGCAACCGATGAAACAACACGTCTCAGTACCGCCTGACAATCCTCGCAAGATTCCTCAGTACTGGCGTATCTCTAGAATCGTTAACAAGAAATCAAACTCATGGTCTTCTTCAAGAATTATTGCTATAGCTTGTATTCCAAATCCTGATAATCTTCCTCGTGTCACCCACATAGACGGCAATACCCTAAACGATGAGCTGTCTAATCTTATGTGGGTCTCAGACTCTAAAGGATTCTGGATGCACAGATCCAATGCTTTTTTAGATGACAAAACTAGAGAAGAATTAGCCAAAGCTTGTCCATCTGTCCATCACGGTAAGAACAAAGACTTCATGAAGGCTTACAACCGTCTGAAGGACGCAAACGGACTAACTCACTCAAAACGCTTCATGCTTAAATTCAGAGAGAAAGGCTTCAAATACTGCCTAGATAAATCCACAGGAAAGTATGCTTGGCAGAATACTGAAGACCTTACATTCCATACGACTAAAGAGCTGAAAGAGCTATTTAAGCAATAATTTAACTTTTCAATGTGAGAGGCTAGCCCTCGGTATTACCCTTGTTTGTGAATGGTTCTATACCGGAGAGGCTCTCGTCTCTCCGGTTATTTATTGGAGACCAAATGAAACCAAATAGAACATTCACAACATTACCCTTTCCCAAGATCCGAAAGTACTTGGGAAAATACGTCTTCACAAAGACAAACACTATGGACAACGAGCTTTATGAGCAATACACCTCGGATGAGTTCAAGCCAACCAATCTGAGTGAGTATTATTACTACATGATGCTTCGTGCTGAAGATCCTGAAAATGCTCTTCCGCTCGAAGTTCCTGCATCTATGCTCATAGACATGGTAACTAACAAAACCATAGAGACCGTTCAGGATAAATCTAAAGGCATCTTCTTTAGAGACTATATCCCTGCTAATGCT